CAGGCGCTCGCCAAGTGGCCCTCCGAAACGCCCGTAGCGGTCAATCAGAGTTTCCAAATGAACGCATGCCTCTGCCTTGGTTGGTCGTTCGAGCATGTCATCAGCAAACTGTTCGTAATACTCGCCAGAATCTTCTGGGCATCCACCAGCAATTGCCCTCAAAGCCTTGTAATCCTTGAGTAGCTGCGCGTGCTTGCTCACGGCTTCACCTCCCCGCTCTGCTTGTCGTGGGCGGCAAGGGCTTGCTCTACCTCTACCAGGCGAACGCCGTAGCGCTCCGTGTACTCTTTGACGCTGCGAAGCACTGCCACCAACCCCGCCACGTCCTGAGCTGGCGCGGGCTGGGGTGCGGTGTAGTAATCCATCTTGTGTTCCAGCTCGCGGATGCGACTTGCCTGCTCAACGCAGCCCATGCAGACCACCGGCTTCTGCTCTGCCTGCTGCGCCTTGAGCGCGGAGAGTTCGGATTCAGCCGCAGTTGCCCGCTTCGACCATTCGTGCCGGCTTTTTGTCAGGCACGGAATGCACTCATAGACGGCTCCGACTTCCAAGATTCGACTCGGCTTTCCGGCGTCGGCGTGTGGGTTTTTGCTGAACGGGCCACCACAGAAGCACTTGGCTTTCGTCTCCACCTGCTGCCCTTGCGCTGGCGCGGCGCAATCAGGGCAATCCTCGTTCCACTCTTCGTAGGTTTCAGGCGTCTGCCCGCTGCGACGAGTTACGACGCCGTGACCGCCGCAGGTATCGCACACATCCGGCGCCATCTGTGCTGGAGCTGGCGCGGCGGCTGAAATCATCCGAAGCCATACGTCACGCATGTATGCCGACCAGTTGTAGTCGCCACTTAGGCTGACCATCAGGGCGTGAGATACGGCGACGTCGAGCATTTCCGGCGTAGGCTCAACAGGTACAATCGCATACCCATCCGGCACTACCGGCGCAGGCTGCGCGGAGATGGAATCGGCTATTGCCTCGGCCAAGATGCGCTTGTTCTGCTCGGTAGCCTGAGAGGTCCAGAGCACGCGATCTATCACCTCGCGAATGTCAGCAAACCGCTTGCACTCGTCAGCGTTGTGGTCGTTGCCGCCGCAGGTCGTGCAGCCGATTGGTTCGTTCATTTGCAAATCCTCTCAAAGTTCTGGTTGTAGTCTGGCCATGTCTTTTCGGACACCATCTTGCAATACATATCCTGTTCTTCCTTGGCATCCTCATAGCTGGCGTGACCAAGGGTGAAGATCAGTAGTGCGGCCAGTGCAAAAGCAAAAATATTGTTCAGCATATATCCCTCGCATGACCGCAACTAATTTCTGACTACTTATCTGCCATTTTCTTTGCAGCAAGACCGACCAGCTCAAGAATGTTCAGCTTTTTAGAATCAATTTCTCCACTGTACTCGCTTCGATCAAGATCAAAGCCAACCAATGCGGCCAACATGACGCAAGCGGCTCGCTCGTTGGTTGCGTTTTCTGTTATGATACGCTGCAGCTTTTCTGCCTCTCCTTTGTAGTGGTTTGGATAGAAAGATTCGCACTTGATCGAAGCGATCAGATCAGCCTTGGTCATCTTGTTAAGCTCTGTCTCTGTCATAGTGCAAAGCTTCATTACGGGAATTGCCATCTTCTGTTACTCCAGTTATAGGCGCCTTGTGGCTGCCATGTGCAAACTATAGCGCGTCACGCTGCGCCGTCACGCGAAACATTTTCACGATAACCGCATAATGCATGAAAGCTGTTCATCATCCAGCTTGTCGGCGTTGTGGATCAGCCTAGTAATCACGTCCTGCCGCTCATCAATGCCTGATCGCCCCATGATGCGCGTCAGTGCTGCATCGGTTCCTTTGTAGAGGTCTAGCTTGACCGTGCAGGCCAGCAGCAGGGCTAGGCGTTCTTCCTCTTTCAGCTTGTCGCGTTCGCGCTTTTCCCGCATCCGCTCCGCTGAAGACTTAGCCATGCTTCACCCCGTGCTTGCGGTTGGCATCACGGAACCCAGCCAGCCAGGCGCAGCGCTTGCCTATCTGATGGATGCCATAAGGACAGTCGTCATTCTTTCCAGCGTTTCGACCTTCCTCTTCCTGCCTGTAATACTTGTGATACCTGCAATGAATGCTCATTACCATTCCTCCCGTAGTACAGCGTTACGCTTAGCCTGAGCCGTTCCGCGCTTGCCGAACTTGATTGGCTCGGGCTTAGCCTTGGCGTTCATCTTGACCGATCCGCGCTTCTGTCCGCACACGGCTAGCCGAGTCTATGTTGTGGAAATTACCTGTCGTGTCCCGCTGCATGATGGGCAAGGTCTTTACCTTTCCGTGCGACTGCTCGTAAGCCCTCATCATGCGCGCCAGTTCTTCGCGCTCTTGGTCGCGCAGGTTTGCCGTTAGATGGATCATGCTTTGCCTCGGGCTTTGGCGATGGCTGCGCGAGCTACATCAAGTATTTTTGCTACTGCTGGTGCAGGCTTTGACGTAGAGGCATCAGCAAGTTGAATCATCGCCTCAAGAGCCTCCAAAAGCTCAGGGGCTGCGGCGATTAGGCGGGCGTCTTTTTCCGATACATCAAGCCATGCTGCTCCAGCGTACTCATCGGCTACGCACGGACCAATCGAAAGTATTGTCCGCCCATTTCTGGCGCGCTCAATTCTCCATTCACTACTCATCTTCTCACCTCAAATAATGCTGATAGCGTTCTGCTGGTGACGCAGGAACTCGGCGTCAATCTCCAGCCCAATGGCCAATACCCGAGCCTGTGCAGCCATGCGGATGCCGTGGTCCTCGGATAAGGTAAAAGCTTTTACCTTGCGCTGCTCGTCGCGTAGTACGCGGATGCGTTGCTGGTGGGTCATGCTTGCTTCTCCTTTGATGCGATGAAGTCGGCCACGGCGCCAAGGCGGCGCCGGCTTACTGGTAGATCACGGTTAACGCCTTTCAATGCTAGCCATCCGGCTTTGTCATACTTCTTTCGGATCATCCACAGCACCAGACTGCGCCGCACAAGAAGGCTGCGATGGATGCGTATGAAGTCGGGCAGCTCTTCCTCTAGGCTCACCAGCGTGTCATTCAGCAGAGTCTCCCCGCCTTCGTGATGCGCCGTAACGTATTTCTGGCCTGACTCAAAGTAGAGCACGCTGGCGACCTCTAGCGGCTGATGGTCGCCGTGACGGTCAATGTAGGTTAGGTGGGTTTTCATGCGCTCAATACGCGATCCATGCGCGCCTCCAGCAGTTCGTAGAAGGTGGCCACGCGCTCGGCGATCTTGGATATCAACGCTTCATCCCGATACGCGCGTTTGACGAACATCGGCATGCCGGGCCAGTAGCTAATGAAATCAATCCACTCGCGTTCCGATACCCATAGGCCGCCCTGACACTGCGCGACGTGTTCTTTGGGTATTTCGCCCGACAGGATCACATCAACCTGAAACTTGGGCAGCTTGGTTTTGATCTCAATCAGGCCGTTATCACTGACCATAGCATCAGGCGAATAGCCGCAGCCGTGGTTAAGAATGATAGCGGCGCTATCCAGCTTGGCGCCTTCACGGTCTACGTACAGCTCGCGCGCCTTGCCTTCTAGTTCGTGCCCGCGCTCGGTCGCCCGCGTGGTAAACGGTAGCTCCGCAGCCTCTCCGGTGATGCGCTCGCCAATCAGCTGATTCATGTAGCTGAATGCCTGAACACCAAAACCAGCCTCACCCTTGCCGCTGACAAGTAGGCAATCAAGCTCCGACATGGTGACAATCCCAAGGCGCAGGGCCAGCCAATCGGCCGACCCCTGCTCAATGCTGGTGATGATCTCCATTAGGCTTGCTCCGTGTCGCGCTTAACGGCCTTGGCAAGCTGAGCCATTGCCTTGTCATAGTCGGCCTTGCCGATTTCTTCCGGATCGCCGTACATGCCAATAAAGCCGTTTTGAGTTTCCGGCTTGCACTTAGCCAACTGGGCGCGCACAGCCTTGGCCTGCTGTTCTGTAATGCAAGCGCTAGGTGCAGCCGCATAACCATCGTCGTCCTCACCCCTAGTGCTGATATTCAGCATGGCGCACATGACGTACCGCTTCCCGTAGCTAACCGAGCTTGCAACAGCTTGAACAGCGTTCTTGTTGCCGCTGGTATCTGCCGGCAGGAGGATGGTGGTTTCTTCGCGGTGCCCAGCCTTGTGCATCAGCACGCCAGTTACGTTGATCCCGTTAGCGATGTGCTCAACACGGAACGACAGGGCAAACCCGTAGCGCTGCATGATCGGCTTGATGACGTCGTTAATGTCCTCAAGCGTTGCATACGACTTGCGGTTGTGGCCCTCGCCTCGCTCGGCGATGCTGGGAATGTCGCACTGCATGGCAGCCATTGCGGCGTTGAACTCGGTCTGCGC